ATGTCAAGTGGAAGGTTAGCTCAAGCCGATATTGAGCAATTAAATAAACGAAGTTAATCTAACGAAACTTCAAATTCGTCAACCCATAAGGAACGATCATGTCAGAAAACACAGAAGGTGCAGCAGATAAAATAGATGGATTACTGAATCCCCAAAAGGACAATCAAGTACCAGCAACTAATGTTGAACCATCAGAGCCAATTCCTGAGAAACAGGAAGTACCAGAAAGTGAGGAATCGAAACCCACTCCTGAACAAGCTCCTGAAAATACTGAGACTGAAGAAGAAACTACAACAGAATTAGAGACACCAGAACTCCACCGAGTAAAAGTAAGTGGTCAAGAGTTAGAGGTGAGCCTCGATGAGCTGAAAGCAGGATATTCTAGAGACTCGGATTACAGACAAAAAACTCACACTTTAGGTATGGAAAAGAGAGATCTTGAAAACCAAAAGAGTAGTTTGAGTCAAAGTTACGATACTCGTTTATCAGAACTAAACGATTTAATTTCGACAGCAGATCAATATGTGAAACAGAAACAAGGTGGACAAGACCTTGCTAAACTTTATCAAGAAGATCCCTCAGAAGCTTCTAGACTTGACTTTGAATTAAGACAAGAAAGTAGCAGAATAGAAGGATTAAAAAATAAAGCTAGACAGGTTCAATCTCAACAGTATGAATCTTATCTTAATACACAAAAGGAACTTGCTGCAACAAAAATACCAGAGTTTAGCGATCCAAATAAAATTGATACCTTTAAACTTAGTATGCGTAATTCATTACGTGATTACGGTTTTAATGATCAAGAAATTGGTAGTCTTGCAGACCATAGGTTTTTAATGGTAGCAAAAGATGCTATGAGCTTTAAAACTCAAACAGACAAAAGACCTATTGTATCTAAGAAGATAGCAAATGCTCCAAGGGTTTTAAAAGCTGGTGTTGCAAAATCGAATAGTAGTTCAGGTAGAGAGAGCGTAAGAAATAAAATCAATACGCTAAGAAAGTCTGGTCATATAAAAGATGCCCAGTCTGCCATAGCCGATATGATTAATCTTAAATCTCAACAAAGGAAATAATACAATGGCACAACCAACTAATACGTTCGATACGTATGATTCAGTAGGTGAAAGAGAAGATCTTTCAGACGTTATTTATTCAATAGCACCTACAGATACTCCATTTTTAAGCTCAGCAGCTAAAACTAAAGCAACTGCTGTTCTTCACGAATGGCAAACAGACGCACTTGCAGCAGCAGCATCTAACAATGCAGTTATTGAAGGTGATGAAGCAGGTTTAGACGCTTCAGTAGCAACAGTTAGACTTTCTAACAGTTCGCAAATTATGGATAAAACTGTAGTTATTACTGGAACTCAAGAGTCTGTTGATAAAGCAGGTAGAGCATCAGAAGTTGCATACCAAATCGCTAAGAGAGCTAAAGAGCTTAAAAGAGATATGGAAGCATGTATCACTGGCAATATTGCCGAAGTAGGTGGAAATGCAACAACTGCAAGAAAAATGGGAACTCTTGGAGCTTGGACTATCACTAATGATAACAAAGCTGCAGATGGTACAACAGGAGCTGGTATTGGAAACACTGCTAGAACTGATGGAACACAAAGAGCATTCACAGAAGCACAATTAAAAGATGTCATCAAATCAGTATGGAATGCTGGTGGAGATCCATCTATGGTTATGTGTGGCCCTTTCAATAAGCAGAAATTATCAGGATTTACTGGTAACTCTACTAGATTTGATGCAGGTGCAGACGCTACTTTATATACATCAGTTGACGTATACGCATCTGACTTTGGTCAATTGCAAGTAGTACCTAATAGATTCTCTAGAGATAGAGACGCTTATGTACTAGACATGGAATATTGGGGCATTGCGTTCCTAAGAGACTTCTCTATGCATGAACTTGCTAAGACTGGTGATTCAGAAAAAAGACAGCTTTTAGTAGAAGCTACTCTTGAATCAAGAAATGAAGGTGCAAGTGGCTTAGTAGCCGACTTAACTACTTCATAATAAATTACGTATATAGGGGAGTAACCTTAATACTACTCCCCTAGTACTTTTAAAAACATTGAAGATCAGAGATAGGTTATGATCGGAACAATAGGATAATACAATGAGAACATTAAACGATTACTTTATAACATCAGCAATACCTGACGTATCAGCAGCATCTTCAACATTTGTTACTGTACCAGACGCTGGTAGAATAATTAAAATTTTTGCACAAAACAAAGCAACTACTACAGGAACAGCAGCTATTACTTTTGAAATAGATACTGTAGCTTGTACAAGTGCAGCTATTAGTCATGTAGCTGCAAGTTCTGCATTAAAAAAATACACAGTAGAACCAACAGCTTTAAATGAAGTATTAGAAGGATCAATACTTGAAGTAATTACTAATGGTGGTTCTTCAAATGCATCTAAAATGGAAATCACTTACGTTATAAGAAGATAGTTAATTATGGGGATGGCAACATCCCCTAACAAAAGGAATAAATATGAATTACGGATTAAGACATGGAATTGTACAGAAATTAGTTTCAGCAGCTTCAAGTTCTTTAGGTGCAGCATTCACAGATGGAACAGAATATATTAGAGTAGTTAGCACTATTGCTTGTCATATACATATAGCAGTAGCACCTACAGCAGCAGTAGCCACAACATATCTACCTGCAAATGAAGTTGAAATTATTAAAGTATCAGCTGGAGAAAAAATAGCTGTGTTAAGAATTGGATCATCAGACGGACAATTATACGTTACAGAACTAACTGAATAATTTATGGCTAAGATAAGATCAGTTGAATACGATGCAGGAGTAAAGACTAAATACATTCAAGAGTCTGATGGTAAATTAACTATCAATAATTCTCAAGATGTAAATCCTTTGTTAAAGAGAAACAAGGAACTTTACAACCATGATAGTGGATATATATCTGGTGCTAAAGAAATGAAAAGAGTTGCTAGTATTCCTCCTTTAATTCTTGCTATATGGACTAAAGAATATAATGGAACTAACAACTGGTTTCAATTACCAAAACAAATTCAAAGAAAGATAATGAAAACTAAACTTAATAGTAATGAGTTTAGATATTTTAGAACAGCTGAGGGAAATTTATAATGGCGTTAACAACATATGCAGGATTAAAAGCATCTATAGCAGACTGGTTAAATAGATCTGATCTTACTAATCAAATAGATGATTTTATTGGGTTAGCTGAAGCTGACTTCAATGCCAAGTTAAGAATAAGACAGATGGAACAGATTGATACTATTACAATAAACGCAGAAGCTGTAGCAGTACCAACAGGTTTTATTGGAGTTAGATCTCTTTACATACAGTTATCAAGTACTAAATTTGCATTAAAATATGTAACACCTAGTACAATGTTTGATATTAGAGCAGGATCTACAACATCTAGACCTAAAACATATACAATTCAAAGTGATAACGCTGCAGAAACATTAAGATTTGGGCCTTCACCTGATACAAGTTATACTGGTTATTTATCTTATTATAAAAGATTTGTAGCATTAAGTGATTCAGCAACTTCAAATTATATTTTAAACAGTCATCCTTCTATATATTTATATGGTTCTTTATATCATGCAGCAAACTTCTTAGGTGGTATAGATCCTAATCAAGTTCAGCAATGGTTACAAATGTATGTAGCAGCTTTAGAAAGATGTGAAAATAATGACAAACAAGATTCATATGGTGGAGCACCAGTTCAACAAAGATCAGATATACAAACTGACTTATCATTTTACAGGAGCAGATAATGATTGATAAAAAAGAAAAGAAAAAATTAAAAAAAGCATCAGCACATCACTCTAAGAAACACATGAGTATGATGGTTTCAGATATGAAATCTGGAGTTAGTTTTACTAAGGCTCATAAAAAAGCTATTAAAAAAGTAGGTAAATAGTGCAAGTACCTTTTGGAGAATGGTTACCTGATCAACCAGCTCATGGTATGAAAGGTGCTAATGTAGCAACTAATGTTTATCACGCTTTAGGTTCTTATAAAAGATTTCCTTCATTAGTTTCATATTCTGGTACATCAACAACTATTAAAGATGCTCATGGAGCAGGATCATTTAGAGATAATTCTAACGCTGTCTTTAATTTTGTAGCTACTGAAGATACTTTGTATTCACTAACAGCAGGATCTTTTTCTGATTTAGGTGCAAATGGATTGTTATTAGCTAACGCTAAAGCTTCATGTACAATTACAGTTTCAGACTATGCAAATATAGGTGCTGGTAAAACAGTTACTTTATCAAAAAATAATGGGTCAGTTATTGTATTTACTTCAACAGCATCTACAGCATCTGGACTTTTATTTAAAGTAGAAACAAATAATAATACAACAGCAGCAAATTTAAAAACTACTATCAATGCCCACGCTGATTTTACAGCAACAGTTTCAGGTGCAGTAGTAACAGTCATAAGAGCTGCTATTGGAAGAAATAGTTTAATTAATGTATCATCAGATACTGCAAGATTAACAACAACTAATTTTGTAGGTGGAACTCCCTTAACTGGAGATGGAGCAGACTTTGTTACATTTACACAATTTGGTGAACACATCATTGCTAGTAATGGAGTAGACCCAGCTCAATTTTTTTTAATGGGAACATCAAGTGTATTCGCTAATTTATCTGGAATACAAACAGCAGGAACTTGTCCTTTGTTTAGAGTTTCAGGTGTCATAAGAGATTTTTTAGTAACAGGTAATATTTCTGGAGCTACTAATAGAATACAATGGTCAGGTATTAATGACATTACTACATGGACTGGCAAACAATCAGACTTCCAAGATCTTCCAGGATCAGGTGGTCAAATAGTTGCAATTACTTCTGGTGAAGTAGGTTATGTATTTAGACAAAATCAAATAGTTCGTATGGATTATGTTGGTGGTGCAACTGTATTTAGGTTGTCAGTAATTTCTCCTAACAGAGGTGCAGTATATGGAAAAACAGTATGTCAAGATAATAGACGTGTATTCTTTCATGCTGATGATGGTTTTTATGAAATACAAGGTGATAGTGTAGTAGGTATTGGTGTAGAAAAAGTAAACAGATTTTTTGAAGCTGATTTAAACAAAGCATATTCAGATAGAATAGTAGCAGCTACTGATCCTTTTAATACATTAGCTATGTGGTTATATCCTTCTGTAAATGATGAAAATAATATTACAGGTATATGTGATCGTATGATTGTATATAATTATACTACTCAAAAATGGTCTTTAGTAAAAGTAAATGCTAGTCAAATATTTTCTCAATTTGTAGGAGCTTATACTGTAGAGTTAATGGATATTATATCTCAAAATTTAGATACTATTAATGCTGCATTAGATACAGACTTTTGGGAAGGTGGACAAATGTTTTTAGGTGGAATAGACAATCAATTTAAAGCTGCAATTTTTTCTGGTAATTCTAATGAATGTGAAATAGAAACAGCAGAGTTAGAAGGTTTTAAAGGAGCTAGAACTAACATTCAAGGAGTTAGACCAATTGTAGATGCAACTGCTACAGTAACTGTAAAAACTAGAGAAAGATTAGCAGACAAAGAAGTAGAATCTACTTCATCTTCTATGGTAACAAGTGGTATCAATCCAGTTAGACAATCAGGTAGATACATAAGAGCTAATGTAAAAATAGCTTCAGGCACAACATTTAATCATGCACAAGGCGTAGACATTGTTGCATCAAAAGCAGGATATAGATAATGAGTGATACAACAGATATAGATAACGTAAGATATTCAATGGAGACACAAGAATTTTTTCAAAGACAAATTGAAGAAGCAATTAATACATTAGTTAACAAAAATAACACTGAAAGCAATAAAGCATTCAGTTGGTTTATGGAATAGAGGGATTTATGGCAGGAACATTTTTAGGAAAATACGATACAACATCAGCAAACAATACAGCTACAGGAACTAATGCAGTATCTGTCGCAGAAGGAATGTTGCCTTCTAACATCAACAATGCTTTTAGAAGCATTATGGCAGATATTAGACAGCACTATAATGATGCTGAATGGATTGAATATGGAGACGGAGCAGGTGCATATACACCAGCTTATGTTTCTGGAACAAGTTTTACAATAGCAGGAGTTAATGTAACAGCTCCTTATCATGTTGGACGTAGAATTAAAGCTGTAGCAAGTACCCCAGGAACTATTTACGGATCAATTACAGCAGTAGCATTTTCTACAAATACAACAGTAACAGTAGCATGGGATTCAGGTAATTTATCTGATGAAGCTATTACAAGTGTTTTTGTTGGTGTATTGTCTAAAACAAATAATGTAATACCAACAGGTGTTATTGTAGCAGCTAATATAGCTGATGATGCAATCACTACTGCAAAAATTAATGCTGATGCAATTACTGCAGCTGAAATTGTTGATAATGCAATAAACTCAGAACATTATACTGATGGATCAATCGACACAGCTCACATAGCATCTGCACAAGTAACAGCAGATAAAATTGGAACAAGTGCTGTAACTACAGCTAAAATAAATGCTGACGCTGTAACAAGTGCAAAAATAGCTGATGATGCTATTGATAGTGAACATTACACAGATGGTTCAATTGATACAGCCCATATAGCAGCAGACCAAATTACAAATGCTAAAATAGCAGACGATCAAATAGATTCAGAACATTATGTTAATGCAAGTATAGACCTTGCTCATTTAGCAGCTAGTTCTGTAAACTCATCTAAAATTGTAGATGACTCAATTGTTAATGCAGATATTAATTCAAGTGCAGCAATAGATGCAACTAAAATTGCAAATGGAACAGTTACAAGTGCAGAATTTCAATACATTAATACTTTATCTTCTAATGCTCAAACACAAATAAATGCTAAAGCAGCAACAACATATGTTGATAATGCAGTTGCAGGATTAAGAACTAGAATTATTGCAGAATGTGCTTCTACTGCTAATATAAATTTATCAAATGGTTTAGAAGCTGGTGATGCTATTGATGGTATAACACTTGTTTCTGGAGATAGAGTTTTAGTTAAAAATCAAAGTACAGCAACTGAAAATGGTTTATATCTTGCAGTGGGATCTGGTGCTGGTGCATCATCAAGAGATCCAGAACATAATACTATTGCAGAATTATCTGGTGGTATGGTTGTAGTAAATCAAGGTTCTGCAAATGATAATAAAATATTTTTATGTACTACAGATACTGATGCAACATTAGGATCTACAAGTATTACTTATACAACAATTACTCCACAAAATGTTGGAACAGTAACTTCTATTACTGGTGGTACTGGTTTATCTGGTGGAGCAATTACATCTTCTGGAACCCTAGCAATTGATTCAACTGTTACTACACTTGTTGGAACTCAAACTCTTACAAACAAAACTTTAACTTCTCCAAAAATAAATGAAAATGTAGCTGTAACTTCTACTGCAACAGAACTAAATTTATTAGATGGTAAAACAGCTACTAATCTTGCACTAATTGGAAAACTTGCTGGAACTAATTTTACAAACTCTTTAATAGTTGGTCATGCAACAACTGGAACTTTAAATGCAGCAGAAAAAAATACTGGAGTTGGTATTGCGGCTTTAGATGCTGTAACTTCAGCAGATCTTAATACAGCAATTGGCTATAATGCTGGTACTGCTTTAACTACTGGAACTAAAAACACTTTTATAGGTGCAGATAATGGAAAAGGTGTAAGTACAAAATATCAAAATACTGCTGTAGGTTATAATGCTTTATCTTCTGGTAATTTTGATGGACATAGTAATACTGTATTAGGTGTAAATACTGGATCAGCTGTAACTACTGGAAATAAAAATGTTTTTCTTGGTTGGAGTTCTGGAAATAATGTTACAAGTGGTAGTGGTAATGTTGTAATTGGTAATGCAGATGTTTCTTCTGCAACAGGTAGTGACCAATTATCAATA